AGGTGTAGATGACTTTAAGTCAAAATTAAGAGGGGGCGGTGCTCGTCCCAATCTGTTCAAAGCGACAGTTAACTTTCCAGGCTATGCGGGCGGTGATGTAGAACTTACATCCTTCCTGTGTAAGGCTGCACAGTTACCTGCTTCGATTATGAACGTATTCGAAGTACCTTTTCGTGGTAGACAGTTGAAAATGGCGGGTGACCGCACATTTGAACCTTGGACTGTAACTATCCTAAACGATACTGATTTCGGCATCCGTAATGCTATGGAACGTTGGATGAATGGTATCAATGGACATCAATCAAACTCTGGTCTGGTTAATCCTGTAGATTACCAAGCAGACTTGGTGATTGAACAGTTGGATAGAGAAGGTAATGCAACTAAGACTTACAATTTCAGAGGATGTTTCCCGACTAACGTTAGTGCAATTGACGTTAACTATGAAACAAACGATGTGATTGAAGAGTTTACGGTTGAGTTCCAAGTCCAGTACTGGGAAAGTGATACCACTAGTTAATCTAGTTATACATAAAAGGGCAGGGGGAGAAATCCCTCTGTCACTTTTATAATAAGGAATTTGAAGGTAAGATATGGCAGATAACGATAATAGCGGTATAAAATTATTTGGTTTCGAACTGAAACGTCAGGAAAAACCAACAAAAGAAAAAGACAAGTTAAGGTCTATTGTTGCTCCCACCGATGATGATGGTGCGGGTTATGTAACAGCGTCTGGTTCTCACTATGGTCAGTATATTGACATGGAAGGGAATAAGGCGAAAGACAACCAAGCACTTGTACTCAAATATCGTGGTGTTGCGACACATCCCGAAGTTGATGCTGCCGTAGAAGATATTGTCAACGAGTCTATTGTCGGTTCAGAGATGGATGGTTCGTGTGAACTTAATCTAGAGAAAGTAGAAGCTCCCGAAAATATCAAAAAACAAATGGTCGAAGAGTTCAATAATGTTTATAACATGATGAACTTTACAGAACTCGGTCATGACATATTCCGTTCATTCTATGTTGATGGTCGAGTATATCACCACCTCGTAGTAAACGAATCTAATCTAAAGGCGGGTATCCAAGAAATCCGACCTATCGATGCTGCAAAGATTCGTAAAGTAAAAGAAGTAAACTATAAAAAAGACCCTATCTCAGGCGCAAAGGTTGTCGAGAAGGTCAACGAATTTTATATCTATCAAGAGAAAGCAGGAACCAATCAAGGTGTAAGACTTTCTCCCGATAGTATCTCATATGTTTCTAGTGGTCTGTTAGACCCTAGTAAGAAACAGGTTGTGTCCTACCTACACAAGGCACTGAAACCAATTAACCAATTACGCATGATGGAAGACTCTCTTGTAATCTATCGTCTTGCACGTGCGCCTGAACGTAGAATCTTCTATATTGACGTTGGTAATATGCCTCGCAATAAATCAGAATCCTACATGAAGGACATTATGTCTCGTTATCGTAATAAGATTGTTTACGATTCGAACACAGGTCAACTGAAAGATGACCGCAAACATATGTCTATGTTGGAAGACTTCTGGTTACCTCGTAGAGAGGGTGGTCGTGGTACAGAGATAAGTACACTGCCTGGCGGTGAAAACCTTGGTCAGATCGATGATATCATCTACTTCCAGAAGAGATTGTATCGTTCACTGAATGTGCCTGTATCTCGTTTGGAACAAGAAGCACAGTTTACACTAGGTAGGTCAACCGAAATCGGAAGGGACGAGGTTAAGTTCCAGAAGTTTATTGACAGACTTCGTAGAAGATTCTCTGCATTGTTTACTGGTATTCTGAAGAAACAACTAATTCTAAAAGGTATTATTACCGAACAGGATTGGGAGACTTGGAAAGGATATGTTACAGTAGACTTCCAGAGAGACAACCACTTTACTGAATTAAAGGATGCAGAACTGTTACAGAATAGACTGCAAACTCTTGACCAAGTGTCACAGTATGTTGGTGAGTATTTCTCACGTGAGTGGGCAATGAAAAACGTAATGATGATGTCTGATGAGGACATCGAAGAAATGAAACAACAAGTCGAAGCGGAAAACTCCGTGAAAGACGAAGATGAGGATATGTAAATGAGTGAAGTAGAAAATCAAGAACAAGAAGTTGTAGAACCTACTGCGGTAGAAAACCTAATAAATCAAATCACTGATGGTGATCTAAACAAGGCAGAGGGTTCTTTCAATAGTCTTATCCAAGACAAAATGACAGATGCACTAGAAGCACAACGTATTGCGACTGCACAAGCAATCTTCAACGACCAAGACGATGATATTGAAGATATTGAAGATGAAGAAGTTGAGTTAGATGATGGTGTCGAAGAGGAAGAAGAAGTCACATCAGAAGACGAGGAAGTAGATGATTAGTTTCAAGACATTCACAGAAGAATTTGATTTAATTGAAGTTCTAACTGATGAAGATATTGATGAAGCAATCATGGAGTCTATTCAGATTCCGACAGATATCGCTGTGAAAATTCCTGGCGTAAAGGGGATGCTTTATAAGAAAGCACTCCGTTATTACCTTGACTGGAGAAAGAAAAATCCAAAACAAGGTTCGGCAGGAATAGCAAAGATCGCTAGACAACTTAGAGTAGACCCACACGAGTTACAGATACTCTTACATAAGTTGATAAAAAAGGGTAAGTTACCGAGTCATCTAGCGACTAATCCGAATATGTTTAAGAGTGGTAGACCAGCACCACCAAAGGCGGGGTTTCTACAAAAATAATTAATTTTATAAATATTAATTTGTATAAATAATACTATGAAATCTTATAAAGAAATCCTGTCCGAACTAAAAAAGAAACCGAAAGGTGAAGTAGTCTTTGATAAAAAGATTAAACGTATCCCTGTTCTCATTGTAAAGGAGAAGGGGACTCTACCTTTTGTGGTATATATTGATGGTGATCGTTTGGACGCCTTCAAGTCACAAAAGGATGCAGAGAAATCTGCAACCAAGGTAATAAAGGAATTGACCTAATGAAGTTAATTACAGAATTTACGGATAATAATACTCTATCCTGTCTTGTTGAAAAGAAAGAGAATGGCGAGAAGAACTATGTCATCGAAGGTGTTTTCGCACAGGCAGATAAGAAGAATCGTAACGGACGTGTCTACCCTAAAGCAATTATGGAAAGAGCAGTAGACAAGTACGTAACAGAACAAGTTAGTCAGAAACGTGCCGTAGGTGAGTTGAATCACCCCGAAGGGCCGACTGTTAACTTGGATAAAGTTTCACATCTCATCACAGACCTCAAGTTTGAGGGAAATGATGTGGTTGGAAAGGCACAAATATTGGATACTCCGATGGGTAAGATTGTTAAAGGTCTTCTTGATGGCGGTGTTCAACTAGGAGTGTCAACTCGTGGTATGGGTAGTCTTGAGAACCGAAATGGCGCAATGGTCGTGAAAGACGACTTTATTCTTAGTACTGTTGACATTGTACAAGACCCTAGCGCACCTGAAGCTTTCGTTAATGGTATAATGGAAGGTGTAGACTGGGTTTGGAATAACGGTGTTTTGAAACCTCAAGTAATTGAAGAAATGGAGACTGAAATTAAAAACGCTCCGAAAACTGTCTTATATGAGACAAGTGTTCGAGAGTTCAAAAATTTCCTCTCGTTAATCAAATCTAATATGTAAGGAGTCAATTATGACTGAAGAAACTAAAGTCGAAGTTGCACTTCACGATGAAGAAATTAACGACATTGTGGAAGAAACTCTCGAAGAAACGACCGAAGTTGCAGAAGGTACAGAAGGCGAAGACGAGTCTATCGCATCTGTAAAGAAAGCATCTGACGCCGTTAAGAAAGCTCCTGCTCCAAAAACTAAAGCGGGTATGGTTAGTGCAATCAACGCATCACTCTTGAAATCTAATAAAGCAACTATTTCAGCTGCTTATGAAGCAGTTTGTGGTGTTGAAGAGTCAGTAGATATGGGTACAGATGAAGTCATCGCTGAAACAAGTGTTGACACTGCTGCTGAACTAGATGCATTAGTCGAGTCTGAAGCTACACTCAGTGATGAGTTCAAAGCTAAAACCGCAGTAATTTTTGAATCAGCTGTAAAATCTAAATTGTCAGAAGAAGTTGATCGTTTAGAAACACAGTACAAGGAAGAGTTAGCAGAAGAAGTATCTTCTACTAAGGCAGAACTTGTAGAGAAAGTAGACAGCTACCTGAACTATGTAGTTGAATCTTGGATGGAAAGTAATCAAGTTGCAATTCAGAACGGTCTCCGTACTGAAATCGCTGAAACTTTCATGGACAAAATGAAAGACCTGTTCTCAGAGTCTTACATTGACGTACCAGAGTCTAAGGTAGACCTAGTTGACGAACTTGCTGAGTCTGTCGAAGAGTTAGAAACTAAACTCAACGAAAGCACTCAGAGAGTAATCGAAACTGCTGCTGAGTTGGAAGATTACAAACGTGAATCTGTTATCAGAGAAGCGTCACGTGACCTTGCAGAAACTCAAGTAGTTAAATTGAAGTCACTTGTTGAAGGTTTTGATTTTGATGATTCTTTTGAATCTAAAGTCCAAACAATCATCGAGTCACACTTCGCAAAAGAAGTTACTAGTTCTGAAGAAGTAGAATCAATTGTAGAAGACGCTGATACTGAAGTTGAAGTATCTTCTGTAATGGAACAATATCTTCAAACTATTCGCAAAACAACACCTAAACGATAATAAGGAATTTCCAAAATGCAATCTTACGATAATTTAATCGAAAAGTGGGCTCCAGTTCTTAACGAAGAGTCTGCCGGTGCAATCACCGACAATCACAGACGTGCAGTTACCGCTGCAATCCTAGAAAACCAAGAGAAAGCAATCTCAGAAGAACGTGCTGCTTCTCAAGGTTTTATGACTGAAAACGCTGCTGCTCCTGCAAACAACGTTGGTTCAGCTAACAACTTTGACCCAGTACTAATCTCATTAGTACGCCGTGCAATGCCTAACCTCATCGCTTATGATGTGTGTGGTGTTCAACCTATGAATGGCCCAACTGGTCTTATCTTCGCAATGAAATCACGTTACACTGGTGGTTCTACTTCTAATGCTGAAGCATTATTCAACGAAGCAGACACTACATTCTCTGGTGATTCATCTGCTACTCATACTGATAGTGCCGCTGGTGGTGCATCTGGTTGGAGTGGTATCGACAGTCAAGGCGGTCGTGTAACTGCACTTGCTGGTGGTGGTATGCCTACTGAAGATGGTGAAGCACTTGGTCGTACTGGTGGTTCTTCATTCGGTGAGATGGGTTTCACAATCGAACGTCAAACTGTTACTGCTAAATCACGTGCATTGAAAGCAGAATACACTCTAGAACTTGCACAAGACCTTAAAGCAATCCACGGTCTTGACGCTGAGACAGAACTTGCAAACATTCTGTCTACAGAGATTCTTGCTGAAATCAACCGTGAAGTTATCCGTACTATCAACTCACAAGCAAAAACTGGTGCTCAACAGTCTAACGTTACTGCTAAAGGTATCTTCAGTATGTTAAATGACACTGATGGTCGTTGGTCTGCTGAGAAGTTCAAAGGTCTTGGTGTACAGATCGATCGTGAAGCAAACGTAATCGCTAAAGAAACTCGCCGTGGTAAAGGTAACGTACTTATCTGTTCTTCAGATGTTGCTACTGCACTTGCTGCTGCTGGTACTTTGGACTACAGTCCTGCTCTTGCGAACAACCTACAAGTAGATGACACTGGTAATACTTTTGCTGGTCTACTTAACGGTCGCATCAAAGTATACATCGACCCATATGCAAGCACTGACTACGTAACTGTAGGTTATAAGGGTACTAACCCATATGACTCAGGTGTATTCTACTGCCCATATGTACCATTACAAATGGTTAAAGCAGTTGGTGAAGATGACTTCCAACCACGTATCGGGTTCAAAACTCGTTATGGTATGGCGTCTAACCCATTTGTGGGTTCTACACCTACTGACGGTCTTGCAACTGCTAAGACTAACCAGTACTACCGTATCTTTAAGGTTACTGACATCTTATCATAAGATACACAAAAATAAGAGTGAGGTTAACTCACCACATTTTAAGGGACTCTTCGGAGTCCCTTTTTTTATGTGTATAAATAAGTTTGTTCACGAACTGAACAACGTAGTAAAGTCGGTATTACTGCATGGTATTATCGGGGTCTCTGGTTATCCAGTAATCTAGAAAACAGGAGAGTACTATGCGTATCATTGCAATTGCATTCGCATTAGTTTTGTCTGCTTGTTCCACCGTTGATGCAACCATTGACGGTACTGGTGGTGTTATTAAAGGTGTCGGTTCAGATGTCTTTGGTGTTACCGCAGGCGTATTGGATGTAACATCTAATCTTATTAAAGATGTTGCAGACAAGACTGGAACTGCCGCAACTAAGCCAGAAGAAGAGTAAAAGGAAAGGGGACTTCATGTCCCCTTTTTTATGGACATTATCTGGTCATTTGTTTAGAAGATTGTCCACTTAAATGGGCAATAAAAACCCCTCCGAAGAGGGGTAAGAGAGAGATTGGAGCGGAACAGAGGACTTGAACCCCCATCTTTAGGTTGGACACCTAACGTAATCATTATACTAATTCCGCATTGTTTTTATATAGTAACATACTAAACAGAGAATGTCAAGCGTAAATTACCTAATAATGTCAATATCTGTTTTCGTATTCCAAGTCTCTAGAACTGTACGGATTCCGTCTTGTCCTTTCAACTTGTTATATCGTTTGGTTGCTTGACGTTTCCACCAATCGATTTGGTTATCAAGATAGAAACGATCATAGTTTTCT